ACGCCGCACACACTGGGCGTTGGGGTGGTGATGACAAGATCAACCTGCAAAACCTACCGTCACGTGGACCCAACGGTAAAGCCCTCAAGCGTAGTATCGTCGCCCCCGAAGGATACTCAATCATCGAAGCGGACTCCGCGCAGATTGAGGCACGGGTGTTGGCGTGGCTAGCAGAGCAGGACGATCTTGTTAGTGCGTTCACTAACAACGAAGATGTTTATGTAAAGATGGCGTCCCGCATCTACGGTGTCGATGAGGCTGACGTAGATAAGGATCAACGGTTCGTTGGTAAGACTACCATCCTTGGGGCTGGCTACGGTATGGGGGCAGTGCGCTTCCAAGAGCAGCTAAAGAACTTTGGGTTCGAGATGGGGTTGAGCGAAGCGCGTCGTGTCATTGAAATCTACAGGGACTCCAACTGGAAGATAAGCCAACTGTGGCGTAACGCGCAGGACACGATAGCCGCGCTGAACAACGGTGATGGGTCTTCCTTCGGTGTCGGGGGTCTTATTGAAGTGGAGTCAGGTGAGTCAGCACTTCGCCTACCTTCTGGTTTGTTGTTACGGTACGGCGATCTACAGGCCCACCAGACTGACAGAGGTTTTGAGTACGACTACAAGACGCGCCGTGGCCGGACGCGGATATACGGTGGCAAGGTTATTGAGAACGTATGCCAAGCATTAGCTAGGTGCATTATAGGGGAGCAGATGCTAGAAGTATCAAAACTCTATAAGGTTGTCCTTACCGTACATGATTCTATCGTATGCTGCGTCCCTGATGCCGAAGCCGAAACGGCTAAAGCATACGTTGAAAAGTGTATGCGTGAAGTACCTGAATGGGCAGACGGACTACCTATCGATTGCGAAGCTGGTATTGGTAAATCATACGGAGATTGTGAATGACGTATAGCGTGTCGCCTTGGTCTTTCAGCAAAATCAAAGCCTTTGAGCAGTGTCCGAAGCAATTCTACCATATGAAGATTGCCAAGGACTACACCGAGAAAGAGACCGAGGCAATGCTATACGGGACGCTGTTCCACGAAGCCGCCGAGAACTTCGTCAAGGACGATACCCCTATCCCCGAGAAGTTTAAGTACGCCGAGTCTGCGCTAACTAACCTGAAAAACAAACCCGGTAAGAAGCTGTGTGAATACAAGTTAGGACTCACCGAAGACCTAGAACCCTGCGGCTTCTTTGACGAAAACGTGTGGTTTCGTGGTATTGCGGACTTAATCATACTAGACGGTGATACTGCTTGGGTGGTAGACTACAAGACAGGTAAGTCAGCTAGGTATGCTGATAAGGGGCAGCTTGAGTTGATGGCACTCGCCACGTTCAAACACTTCCCCGAGATAAAGAAGGTCAAAGCAGGTCTATTATTTGTTATCGCCAAGGCTCTCATCAAGGACAGCTACGACAGTACGGCGGCTCCTATAATGTGGAAGAAGTGGTTAGCCGACTACGCTAGGATGGAGAAGGCTTTGGAGACGGATACTTGGAACGCTAGACCGAGCGGGTTGTGTCGTCAGCACTGCGCGGTTCTGGATTGCCCTCACAATGGGAGGAACTGATGCCCTACAAAAAGAAGCCACGCCCCTACAAAAAAGAATACGCACAGCAGAAGTCCCGTGATGAGCACGGTGATCGCATGGAACGACAGCGGGCGCGTCGTAAGATGGACAAGACAGGTAAAGATGCCAACAAGAACGGCAAAGCCGATAAGCGTGAGGGTAAGGATATCGCGCATAAGAAGCCCCTATCACGCGGCGGCACCAACAAGGACGGAGTAACCGTCCAAAGCCGAAAACGTAACCGCGCTGCGGGAGGCGCACTGAGTAAAGGTAAACGGAAGAAATAATACCCTTAAGGAGAACTTACGTGCAAGTCGTCAACAACAAGGCGCTTCTTCTAAAACTACAAAACCCCGGAAAAGTAACCAACACAATCGCTAAGAGTAAGATCGTTGGCGATAACAAGGTACTGGTAAACTGGGGTGTAGAAGAAGCAATCACTCTAAAAAGTATGAACATAAACGCGCCATCCCCCATCGAAGGGAAGTACGGGTGGCCGGGGAAATACCCACCGTTTGAACACCAGAAAAGCACAGCGGCGTTTCTAACCAAACACCGTAAGGCGTTCTGCTTTAACGAGCAGGGGACGGGTAAGACTGCTAGCGCCATATGGGCGTCTGACTTCCTGCTTGAACAGGGGGCAATAAACCGTGTGCTAATCATCTGTCCGCTGTCGATCATGGATTCGGCGTGGAGGGCAGACCTGTTTTCGTTTGCTATGCACAGGACTGTTGACGTGGCTTACGGCTCCCCCGACAAACGCCGCAAGATCATAGCTAACGGTGCTGACTACGTTGTAATAAATTATGACGGGGTAGAGATCGTAGCCCCGACATTGCGGCGGGGGGTTTCGACCTCGTAATCATAGACGAAGCCACACACTATAAGAACGCGCAGACTAAACGATGGAAGGCGCTCAACAAGTTAGTGGGCGACAACACTTGGCTTTGGATGATGACCGGTACACCGGCAGCGCAAAGTCCCCTTGATGCGTACGGTCTAGCTAAACTCGTCAACCCACGCGGCGTTCCACGTTTCTTTGGTTCTTTCCGCGATCAAGTTATGTACAAGGTCACTCGGTTCAAATGGGCCGTCAAAGATAGTGCCACAGAGACGGTGTTCAATGCGTTACGGCCAGCTATTCGATTTACGAAGGACGAGTGCTTAGACCTGCCACCTATGGTGTACACCAAGAGAAAGGTCGAACTGACTCCGCAGCAACGCAAGTACTACAAACAACTCAAGGACCAGATGGTTATGCAAGCGGCTGGTGAGGAAGTTACCGCCGTCAATGCAGCCGTCAACATGAATAAACTGCTACAGATATCGGCTGGTGCGGTATACACCGATCACGGTGATGCTTTGGAGTTCGACATTAAGAACCGGTACAAAGTTCTTATGGAAGCCATACAAGAAGCCAGCAGCAAGGTGCTTGTGTTTGTCCCCTTCCGCCATGCCATAGGTATACTATCGGAGAAGTTGGCGTCAGATGGCATCACCAACGAGATAATCCAAGGCAGTGTAACTGCCACTAAACGCACTGACATTTTTAAGCGGTTTCAAGAACAGGATGACCCAAAGGTTCTGGTTATCCAACCCGCTGCCGCAGCGCATGGTGTTACGTTAACAGCGGCGGATACAGTTGTCTGGTGGGCACCGACGAGTTCCTTGGAAACCTACTCTCAAGCCAACGCCCGAGTACACCGCTCGGGGCAGAAGAACAAATGCACTGTGATCCAGCTTCATGGCTCCCCTGTAGAACAACACGTTTATAGGTTATTGGATGACAGAATAGACGTTCATTCAAAAGTTATAGATTTATACAACGAATTGCTTGACTAACCACCCATACTCAACTATCTTCCGTAATCCACAACAAAACGGAGAACTATGAGGTGGAAGAGAACACTCTAAACAAGCTAACTGAGACGTACATAAAGATACGTTCGAAACGTACCGACCTTTCCTCTGAGTTTAAGAAGAAGGATGATGGGCTTAAAGAGCAGCAGGATAAGATAAAAGCTGCACTCCTTGAGTACCTCAAAGATAACGATATAAACAGTGTCGGAACTGATGCCGGTATGTTTTACCGGAGTCAGAAGCGCCGCTACTGGACTAGCGATTGGGAGTCGATGCACAAGTTTATCCTTGAGCATGAAGCACCAGAGTTCCTTGAGAAACGTCTCAACCAGACTGCTGTTAAGGAGTTCTTAGAAGAGAACCCGGAACTACTCCCACCGGGTCTTAACGTGCAGTCTGAGTACACACTATCCATAAGGAAAAACAAATGAGTGATGAATACGTCCCCATTGACGACGTTGCAAAGTGTTTGCACGTGTCGCCAGCCACAGTACGTGGTTGGGTGCGGAAGGGGGAAATTCCGCCAAGTACCTACATCAAGGTGGGGACTACCTACCGCTTCAATGTAGATGCAGTAATTAAGGCTCTACGTGGGCCGGAAGAAGCCGGGGGAGAAGTTCCCTACGTGGAAGCCGACAACGTAGAGAGCGACACTACAACTGATAACAACTTAGACAAAGACATTTAGGAGAACAAAAACATGTCTGAA